ATGGATGACCTCGATTTCTACGGCGGCGACGAGCGGGTCGTGGTGACGCACCAGAACGGCATTGCTGTCGAATCCATGGTGACGGGTGACCTCCTAGTCACGGTCCAGCGCGACGACAACACGCACATGGACGAGTTCTCGTTTGAGGTCGCGCGGCACGCCGTTACGGCCCTGGCCGGAGCCATGCTTGAGCGGGCCGGAACCGGCCTCGTCGTGGCCGCTCCGGAGGACCTGAAATCCAGCAAGACCGGCGCGTCACGGAACGCTGAACGCCAGCGTCGCTACCGCGAGCGCAAGCGTGACGCAGAAAGCGTAACGGAAAGCGTAACGCCAAGCGTAACGCCAAGCGTAACGCGTGACGCGCCCGAATAAATCGAAGCACCTTGTTCGGTTCCGTCACGGGACCGGCCATATCCAAGCCCGTAACGAACGGGACCGGCCGTCGCCAGCTAGCCAGGCTGTACAGCGGGGAGAACCGGTGGAGTGATGCACTGATCCGCGGTGTGGCAAAGGGGTCGCGCCCTACCTGCCCGTTGCTCAGTGATCTGTAAAAGGGCCTCAGGCCGTGTTCTGAGGTCCAGGAGAGGGCTCCGGCTAGCGCCGACCCTCAGGCGTTGTTGCGGTTGATGGATCGGCCGTGACGACTTGGCCCGCGCCGTTAAGCGGGACGTAAGAGCCGACCGCACGACCCCGGCTCACCTCGAAAGAGGCTGTCCTGATCCATCCTGTCCGAAGCGACGACTCGTCTCGAAGCCCAAGGCAGGCTTGGCCGCGTCAGGCCAAGCCTGTCCTCACTCCGATCTGAACTCAAGCCCAAGGCCCGGCGCGAAGGGCTGAAACGGATCGACTCGCAAGAGAAAAGTCGACCAGAAAAAAAAGGGACACGCGCCGCAGGCGCCCGCTGGCAAGCGGAACTGTGGATGGGGCACGGAGTCGGCGGATCGTGGCCAAGGAAAAGGCCCGAGCGTTGGGCACGGGCCTTGGTGGGCTGTGTGATCAGCCGTTGTCCTGGCGCGGTAAGAAGGGGCCGGGGCGATCAGGATAGCGGGTCCAGGATTGGGCCGCAACGGTGCACCGGCGTCACCTCGTCACGAAGCAGGCGCGCCATGATCGCGGCGGAACTGGCGAACATGCGCCAAGGATCACGCACCGATCTGAAACCTTCCGCAAAATTGCGGAATGTAGAAACCAGCACAGCAGTAAATCCGCAAATTTGCGGAATAACGAAATCAGCCAGCCCGCGTCGTGATAATCCGCAAAATTGCGGATCATCGATCAGCCAACCCGAAGCCGCCAAGCTTCTCAACGTATGTGGCCTAAATTTGGGCAATCCCGCAGGCACGTAAAATGTGCACAATTGTCGTGGCGACCGAGCGCCACGTAGCGCCGGTGCCGGTACTTGGTAACGCAGCACGGAACGGAAGGTGGTTGGCATGACTGACGATGTGGTGAAGGCGAGGCGAGACGTGTTGGGTGCCAACATGGTGTTGGCCGATGACGCGTGCGGACATCTCGTCAGCGCGGTACATGCGCTGCGTGAGTTGTGGTTCGGCGGTCCTGGTCTGACCGGCACAGCCCCGAGCCGTTCCGTAATGGAAGGCGTTGGGTACCTGATTGAGCGGATCGATGCGGAGGCGGAACGGGTCCGGCACCACATCAGGTTTGATTAGGGTGAGGCGGAACACCCTTGAGGCAGCGATAGAGGCTGTACTGCACGTGGCGCTGCGTCACGGTGATGCGGATCGTCTCGATGCAATCGGGGCGGCGATTGATTTGCTCGATGACATTGATGGCGACGCAGACCTTGAGCCTGATCTGGCTGGGGCGCGCCGGGGTGTTCGTGGCAGATGTTCTTGAGCCGCGATGACCGGGAGTGCGACTGGTACGAAACAGGCACGGAGTTCCCGGCGGGCTACACCGCTATGGCAGATCGGGCCCATCCCGGCGTTGGGTTCGTGATCATCGAGTCGTGAATCAGTTGCGCTGATCCGGGCCTGATCCGGTCAGGTCCGGATCGTCGCGATGTCCCGGCTTGTCCTGGCTTGTCCCGGCATGACGATTCACCGGCGGTGCGACGGGGCCTAACGTCTGGGGATGATGTTTCGATCCCCACTCGCCGATCTGGTCCCAATGGCATGTTTGGTTCAACGCGGAGTTAACGCGGGCCTAAGTACTCCTGTCGCGCTGTGCCAAAATGGGACAGTCGCGTCATGAGTTCCAGGTCCGGCACAAAAGCGGTGCGATTCCTGGAATCCTTGGAGGTTCCTGAGGGTCCCAGGCTGGGCAAAAGCTCGCCCTGGCGCCGTTCCAAAAGAAGTTCGTGAACGGATCGCTTGCCGATGACATCAACGTGGGCGTTCTGTCCGTTGGGCGCGGCAACGCGAAAACGGCACTATCCTCCGGCGTGGCGCTCGGCGCCTTGCTGGGGGAGTGGGATGACCAACCTCGCCGCGAGGTCCTGATCGCGGCGCGCACCGCTGACCAGGGCAGGATCGCGTGGAGCTTCGCGGCGGCGCTGTCACGATCCCTGCCCGAGGACGTTCAGCGCGATCTTATTTTTCGACGCAGCCCCAGGCTTGAGATCAGCTACGAAGGTGACGGCGGATCGCACATGCTGCGGGTCCTCCCGGCGGACGGCAAGTCCAGCCTCGGGTCGGCTCCCAATCTCGTGCTCATGGATGAGCGTGGCCATTGGGAGCGCGACAAAGGCGACGAGTTGGAACACGCGCTCCTGTCCGGCCTGGGCAAGCGTGGCGGCCGTGCCTGATCATCTCCACGTCGGCACCCGACGATGCGCACCCGTTTTCCAAATGGCTCGACGAGGAACAAGCAGGCGTGTACCGCCAGGAGCACAGGCCCGCACCGGGCCTTCCCGCAGACGACGTGAAGAGCCTTCTCGTCGCGAACCCCGGCGCCCGGTATGGCATTGGATCGGACCTCGATTGGCTCGTAGCGCAGGCCCGGCGGGCCATCGCGCGCGGCGGATCAGCCCTTACCACGTTCCGGCTCTACAATAGAAATGAGCGCGTCTCGGGCGAGACCCGGGACCTCTTGCTCACGGTGGATGAGTGGCTCGGATGCGAAACGTCCGAACTGCCGCCCCGCGAGGGCGCCGTGGTGATTGGGATCGATCTGGGCGGCTCGGCGTCCATGACGGCTGCAGCATTTTATTGGCCCGACACGGGACGCCTTGAGGTTCTTGGATGGTTCCCGTCCCGTCCCGGCCTGCTCGACCGTGGCCAATCAGATGGCGTGGGGTCGAGATACACCGAAATGCAGGACCGTGGCGAGCTTGTCACCCTGGGCGACCAGACCGTCCCCGTCGCGGCGTGGCTCGCGGAAGTCATGAGGCACGTCGAGGGTGAAACCGTAACAGCACTGACCGGGGACCGATTCAAGCAGGCCGAACTGGCGGAGGCGATGGATCGGGCCGGGGTGCGGGTCCCGGTCGTGTGGCGCGGCATGGGATTCAGGGATGGCGGCGAGGATTGCGAAAGATTTCGCCGGGCCTGTTTCGACGGCAAGGTGAAATCTGTTCCATCCCTCTTACTGCGCTCGGCATTTGCGGACGCCGTGACGCTGAGGGACCCGGCGAACAATCTCAAACTCGCGAAAGCACGTTCGACCGGCAGGATCGACGCGGCGGCGGCGGCCGTGCTGGCCGTTGCGGAGGGGGCTCGGGTCACGGCCCGGCCCCAGAAAGAGTCGAGGGCGCCGGTGTGGGCATGACCAATAGAAAGGACTGGTTCCGTCCGTCCCGCCTCGTGACGCGCGACAAGCGCTGGCCCGCCCTTCGTCTCGCGGCGAAACGGAGAGACCGCTGGAAATGCGTGTCGTGCGGTGCGGCGGGACCTCTTGAAGTCGATCACGTCAAGCCGGTCCGGAACAATCCAGAACTGAGCTTTGAACTGAGCAATTTGCAAACGCTTTGCAAATCGTGTCACGCGCGAAAAAACGCGCGAGGACATCGGACTACCCCCCGAAAATCCGGAGCGCCGGAAGTGGCGCGCCCTTCTTAGTAATGGAGTTAATTGATGTTGGAATCTGTGAAAATCAGCCGACGCCAGTCGGAAATCCGGCAGGCCCTTGCCGATCTTGTCGGCAAGACCGAGCCGACCGAGGACGAGACCCGCTCGATGGAAACCCTCGATGCGGAGTATAGAACAAACGAGACCAGATATCGTGCCGCATTGGTCTCGGAAGACGAAGAGCGTCGCGAAGCCGGAGCCGATCTTGAGACCCGAACCGACCAAGAGCGTGCCGACCTGATCGACGCGTTTGAGATGCGCCAGGTCGCTCTTGCCCTCGACGAGGCGCCCGCTGGAGGGTGCCACGGCTGAACTCGTGGAAGAGATGCGTGGCGAGGGCGGGTATCGCGGCATCCCCGTGCCGTGGCTCGCCCTTGAGCGACGCGCCGGTGAAACCGTGGCCGCCGGGACTCCTGATCCGATCACCACGCGGCCCATCATCGACCGCCTGTTCCCGGACAGCGTGGCGGCCCGGATGGGTGCTCAAATGATCAGTATCGACTCGGGCGCGGTCGAGTGGCCCGTCGTGACCTCCAGCGTGGCCGCCGGTTGGGCTGACGGTGAAACCGCAAGTGTTGCGGGACCGACCGTCTTCGCCACGACGGACAAGGCGCTGAAGCCCGAACAGAACCTCGGCATCACCATGCGGATCACCAGAAAGACGCTCAAGCAGTCCGGTGCCGCGCTGGAACAAGCGGTGCGCCGAGACATGAATAGTGCGGTCTCCTCCGCGCTCGACGCGGCGATCTTTCTTGGCACTGGCGCCAACGGCCAGCCCCTTGGCGTGATCACTGGTCAAGCCACGTACGGCATCACCGCGACGGACGCGGATGATCTTGCATCGTGGGCCGCGCTGCGGGCCGCCGTGGTGCGCTTCATGACCGCCAACGCGGCGGGCGGTCCCGGTGCGGTCCGCGCCCTGATCCGACCGGAGCTTTGGGACTTCCTCGACGGTGCATATATTGACACCGGGACCGGCATTACCGAGTGGGACCGCTTGGTCAAGAACGTGCCTGCTGGCAACATCGCCATGACTACGAACGCAATCGCCGCGCCGAGCGGCACGCCCGCTGAGACGCAGGCGCTTCTCACGACCACGCGGGCGGCGTGGCGCCGGTATTCGTCGGGGTTTGGGGCGGCGTGGACCTGATCCGCGACCCGTACAGCGACGCCGCATCCGGTGGCCTCCGGTTGACCGCACTGACGACCGCCGACGTGACGGTTGCGCGCCCCGCCCAGCTTGAGCTGGTCACGGGCCTCGAACTGGCGGCGGCCTAGCCATGAATTACGAGGGCGGAGCTATCGGCACGTTGGAATGCCGTGAAGACGGTGGCGCTGGGCTCCGCCTTCACGGCCGCTTCCCGTACAACAAGACCGCGATTCTGTCCGACGGCGGACGAACCGGGCGGCCCAAGAAGGAGCGTTTCGGTCCGAAGGCGTTCAATTACCGGGTCGCGGCCCCGGGCAAGGAAATCCATTTGCTTGTCGGCCATAATTTCGGAAAACCATTGGCGTCTAAGCTGACCGACACCCTGATTTTCCTGGACACGGCGGAGGCGCTCGAATTCGACGCGTTAATCGCCCCAGCGATTGCGGCGACAAGCTACGGCCGCGACATCATCGCCATGATCATGTCGGGCCTCGCGTTCGGGATTTCGCCGGGGTTCCGCATCCCGCCGAAGCGGGCCGTGGCTGTTCCTGTGACGACTGAGATCGAGACGGTCCGTAGACCGATCAGTGGCGAGCCCGTAACGATTGAGGACGAGCCGAACGACGGCACGCTCGACGAGAACGGCGACCCCCGGTACGGCGCGATTATCCGATTGATTTGGGAGGCGCTGCTCTACGAAATCTCAATCGTGACGCGCCCGGCCTATAAGGAAAGTCAAGTTGAAATGCGCGATTGGACCGCGACCGAAACGCACCTGCGCGACGCCCCGGACGCCGGGGTGCAACGTGTACTGAATAGATGGAGGGCATAGCGATGCGTGCCGTTACACTTGAACAATACGAAAGCCCGCTCGCGGGCCGTGGGGTGAAGCCGAGCGGCCTGAGTGAAGAGGCCGCAAAGCTTGATTCGGAAGAGGTTTGGCTCCGAATTGAAGCGTATACTGCGTATCGGTTCTGGCCCCGTGAGTGCATCTGGACCGTCGAGGGCCCGGGCGATTGGCCGGTGCCACTTTACCCGGCGACAATCGCGAAGGTCGAGTCGTGGCTAGACGACGCCTGGACCGAAACCACAGCATACGGACCGTCACCACACGGATTGAGCCTACCGGCCGGAACGCTGTACCGCATCACCGGCGAGGTCGGGGACTGGGACGGAACGCCAGGAATCGCGGCTGACCCTATTGCGTTCGACGAAGCCTATCGACGCCTTGCCGAATATTTGGCGACGGGCGGTTGCCCTGGTTGGGAGGACTGTTCGTATGGACGGATCGGCGGCGGGGGTGTTTCTCTGATTCCGCCTCGTCGAGACAATTGGCTCGGAAGGGCCATGCAATTGAGCGGCGCGGCGGACATGTTGCGCGGATATCGGAGATCGCCGGGATGCTAGATCGAATCAAAAATTTCTTTCGACGCGAGACCAGAGCGTCCGGGTCCGGCTTCACCGCCGAGATCATGGCGGCTCGCGAGTCCTTTATCAGTGGACGGAGCGGTGTTGGCGAATTGACGGCGACGGTTCAGTCGTGCGTGTCGCTGTGGGAGGGCGGGCTTGGCCTCGCGGATGTGACGGGTACGGACGTTCTCACCCGCCGCGTCATGGCTGTGGCGGCCCGGAGCCTTGCGCTACGAGGCGAAGCGGTGTTCCTGATTCAGGAGGACGGACTCGTGCCGTGTGCGGATTGGGACCTTTCGACTCGCAACGGACGGCCCCGCGCGTACCGGGTCTCGATCAGTGAGGCGGGGGGCGGCACGACGCGGACCGCCCTTGCTGCGGAGGTTCTGCATTTCAGGATCGGCACCGATCCAGTCGCCCCGTGGATCGGAACGGCGCCGCTCCGGCGCGCCGCGATCAGCACACGGACATTGCAAGCCATTGAGGCCGCCCTGGCCGAAGTTTTCGAGTTCGCTCCGCTCGGATCGCAAATTGTTCCGATGCCTGAAAATCCGGCCACTGACAATGAGGCGCTTCAACGGTCGTTCCGGGGCCAGCGGGGCCGGGTCCTGCTCCGCGAGTCGGTTTACGTCACGGCGGCGGCCGGTCCGGCGCGGTTTCAGGATTGGCGCCCGACCAGCTTGCGCCCGACCTGGAACGGGCCGCGACCCACGAACACCTCGTTGCGGCACGGAACTCTGTACTGACAGCATACGGCGTATTGCCCGGCCTGGTCGAACCAACCGCAGCGGGTCCAACGGTTCGAGAGGCGCAACGGCATCTCGCATCCTGGACCTTGCAACCCGTCGCCGCCCTCATCGCTGAGGAAGCCTCCAATAAGCTCAGCGCCGAGGTTGATCTTGACGTGATGCGGCCATTGCAGGCGTTCGACGCCGGTGGGCGGGCCAGGGCGATGAACAGCGTCATCCAGTCGCTCGTCATGGCCAAGGAGGCCGGAATCGATCCAGCCGCTGCGGCGCGTCTCGTGGACTGGTCTGTTGACGGATGATTTTGTGGATTCGCGGGTGCCGTTTCCTATGGCGGCCCCGCGAGCGTCGCAGTTTTTCTCTGTGGCTGCGACAGGGGTGGCCCGATCCCCGCGAAAAATTTGGCCATGGCGTCGGCCTCACATTGTGTCGCTTGTGAGGCGCGGCACCGCCACTTCGTGGCGCGTTTCGCATGCGCGTCGCGACCCGGCCCGGCGCCGGCTCCTGTACCGCCGGACGGGCGGGGCGTTTCTGAGCATGGGCGCCCCGCCCATTTTCATCCCTGGGTTGTCACGATTTTCATTGATCGTATCTGGTGGCAACATTATAAAAGTAGCAGATGGCAACAAGAGGCCCGTTATGGCTGATCAACTTTTCCGGTCCGAACCGATAATCACGGTTTCCGAGCTTGTCGAAATGACAGGCATCGGGACCCACCAAGTCCGAGACTGGCGGATTCGCGGCTACTTGGAAAAGATTGGCGATCAGGCTCCGAATCGGCGCTGGTTTTTCACAGTTTACGATGCGCTGATCGTTGCGATCTTGATGAAGGTCTATGCCGTGGCCGACGTGCACACGTCGCGCGCCGTGGCCGAGACCGTGGTCCAGGATGTTGTGTGGTGGTCGCTCCACGAACTCAAACTGTTCTCCTATCCGAAGCTGCGTCGATTCGTCTTCGTCACGAAGGACGGCGACGTGTGGGTCGGGACGCGGATGCGCGAGGTCAAATCGCTCGCCGAGCCGGTCGGGATTCTCGTGGATGCGCAAGACATGGCCAAAAAGTTGTTGCCCAAGTTCCGCAGCGCTGTGAGGGAGCTGCATCGCCAAGTTTCGGAGAAGTAATGCGATGACGAAACCAAATGATCAACGTTCCGTTCGGGGTCGCGCGGCGATTGCGCACCGCCTTGGAAGGTCCGAGCGCACCGTGTCCAGATGGGTGGCGCGCGGCATCCTTCCGGTCCGCCCCGGCCTGTTCCCGAATGATGCTCTTGAGGTCAGGTCGGCCGATCTGGCCCGGCTCACCCGCGATGACGAGGACTAGCAAGTGGCACGAGGCCCATTAAAGTTTAAGCAAGGCGACGTGGCCCGTGCCCTTCGTGCAGCCATTGCGGTTGGGATCGAGGTCAACCGGGTCGAGGTCTGTCCGGACGGGCGAATCGTGATCGTTGTTGCGGCTGAGCACGATGGCGACGAGTCCGGCGCTGGCCCCAATCCGTGGGACGATGAGGTTGTGCATTAGTATGAAGCGAAACGGACTCCCAAAAGGTGTGACCTCGTTCCGTGACCGGCACGGCAAGATCAGGATCAGGGGGCGCCGGAAAGGCGTGACGTACTATTTCAAGTCACGTCCCGGAACCGAAGAATTCACTCTTGAATATTTGGCGTGGCACGAGGGCAGGGAACACCGCCTCGAAATCGGTGCGTCCCGGACCAAGCCGGGGAGCGTTTCAGCACTGGTCGTGAAGTTCTATCGCAGTGCGGAATGGGCAAACCTGTCGGATGCGACCAAGGCCACCTACAAGGGCATCATTGAACGGTTCCGCGTCGAGCACGGCCATAAGCCGGTAGCTCGCCTGGAACGCCGTCACGTTCGGGATATTGTCGCGAAGAAGGCGAAGACGCCCGCCGCCGCTAACAACATGCTCCGCATGATTCGCGTCTTGATGCGCTTCGCCATCGAAGAGGAATGGAGACGCGACGATCCGACGCTCGGCATCAAGTCGATCAGGACTCGTTCCGGCGGGTTCCACACCTGGACCGAAGACGAGATCGCCCGGTTCGAAAAGCGCTGGCCCGTCGGGACACGCGAACGGCTCGCGTTTAGCCTATTGCTGCACACCGCCCAGCGCCGGGGCGACGTGATTCACATGGGGCGCCAGCACGTCCGCGACGGCAAGATCAGAGTCGTTCAGCACAAGACCGGAGCCACGCTGTCGATCCCGATTCACCCCGACCTAAAGGCAGTGCTCGACGCCCACAAGTCTGACCACATGACGTTCCTCACGACCGCCAAGGGCGAACCCTTCACGGCGGCCGGGTTCGGGAACTGGTTCCGAGAAGCGTGTGACGCCGCAGGGCTCCCGAAGGGATGCGCGGCGCACGGGCTCCGCAAGGCGGCTTGCCGGAGGCTCGCAGAGGCGGGTTGTTCGGCCAACGTGATCGCGTCGATCAGCGGACACGCTACGCTCAAAGAGGTTTCTCGATACACAAAGGCAGCGGATCAGGAATTGCTCGCCGAAGCCGCGATGCGTGCCATCGCCGGACCAGAACGCGAACAAAAACTGGCTAACCGGGGGAACGGGTTAGCCAAAACTGGGCGTAAGTCTTTGTAA